AAGATAGATATTTAAGAGATTTGTTAACTGGTAAAGAACCAGAAAAAAAGATTTTTGTTAGCATGAATAATGAAACAAAAAAACCTAAGGGTAATATCGAGTCCGAGCTTACTAAGATAATGTCAGAAGTTCGTATGCCTTGGTTTTGTTCAGAGTGTAAAAAGGTAATGAAAAGCAGCTTAGACGATAAAATGTGGAAATTGTTCGGACACTGTTTTGATTGTCAACAACAACTTGAGCATGAACTTAGAACAACTGGAAAATATGAATTATGGGAAAAGAAAAAGTATTATCAAAATCGTAGATCTGCAATATTAGATCAGGTTGATTCTATTAAGAATTGGTTAGATAATGGAGATTTAGAAATAGTTGAACCTGTAAATGTTGATAGTGGTTTTGTTCATATTGACAAACATAAAGTACCAGAACAAATGAAAGAAGAAGCAAGAGATGCTTTAGAAAATTTAGATAATACGTTATCAAATGTAGATAAAATTTTAGAAGAATTAGAAATTGAATTAAATGTCTAATAAACAAATAAAACAAAAGATTAAAGAAGAATATATTAAGTGCGCTTTAGATCCGGCATACTTTATGAAGGAATACTGCACAATTCAGCATCCAGTAAAGGGAAAAATAAAGTTTGATTTATATTCATTTCAAGAACGAACTCTTGGTGACTTTAAAAACAACGATTATAATGTGATATTAAAGGCTAGACAATTGGGTCTTTCTACCTTATCCGCAGGATATTCTTTATGGTTAATGAATTTTCATGCCGATAAAAACATACTTGTAATTGCTACCAAACAAGATGTAGCAAAAAATCTTGTTACTAAAGTTAGGGTTATGCATAAAGAATTACCAACATGGTTGAAACAAGGATGTATTGAAGATAATAAATTATCATTAAGATATAATAATGGTTCCCAAATAAAGGCAGTTTCTTCAACAGGAGAAGCTAGTAGATCTGAAGCACTGTCACTTTTGATAATTGATGAGGCAGCATTTATTAAAAATATAGATGAAATATGGACCGCATCACAACAGACGCTGGCAACTGGCGGTAAGTGTATTGCACTGTCTACTCCAAATGGTATGGGAAACTGGTTTCATAAAACATGGACAGATGCAGAAGAAGGAATTAATAATTTCAATTTTATTAAGTTACACTGGACAGTTCATCCAAATCGTGGACAAGAGTGGCGAAATGATCAAGATAAATTGTTAGGTCCAGATATGGCAGCTCAAGAGTGTGATTGTGATTTTATAAGTTCTGGACAATCTGTAATTCCAGGTACATTAATAAAGGAAATTCAGGATAAAACAGTTTGTGAACCTATGGAAAAAAGATATAGTGATGATTTTTGGGTATGGAAAAATCCAGAAGCTAGCAAAAAATATTTAATATCAGCTGACGTTGCTCGCGGAGATGGAGTTGATTATTCTGCTTTTCATGTATTGGATTTGGAAACTATGGAACAGGTTGCAGAATACAGATCTAAAGAAGATACAACAAGATATTCTACTATTTTAATGTCAGTAGCAACAGAATATAATGATGCACTATTAGTTGTTGAGAATAACAATGTTGGATGGGCAGTATTACAAACATTAATTGATAGAGAATACAAAAATTTATTTTGGATGAAAAAAGATTTAAAGTATGTCGATTCAAAGACACAATATACAAACAAATACCGTGGTGAAAATAGAATGATGGTTCCAGGTTTTACAACTTCTATGAAGAGTAGACCATTAATGATAGAAAACTTATCTAAGTTTCTTAGAGATAGATCAGTTAAAATTAATTCTATTAGACTTGTAGATGAATTATTTGTATTTATATTTAATAATGGTAAGGCAGAAGCTTTAAAAGGATACAATGACGATCTGGTCATGAGCATGGCAATTGGACTATGGATCAGAGAAACGGCATTAAGACTTCATGAAGAAAATTTGAGAGTTACTAGAGACGCCATGGACAAAATGGATTCTAGCTCTGGAATTTATACTGTTGAAGATGAAAACGATTACGGTTGGAAACAACCTGTAGGAGACCACAAAGAATCACTAACTTGGTTAATATAATATGGCAAAAAATGATACATTTTACGATCGAATAAGAAGACTATTTTCATCTAACGTTATAGTAAGAAACGTTGGAGGTAGAAAGTTAAAAATTGTTGATACTGATAATATTCAGGCAGGATCAAAAACCCTAATGGATCGGTATACTAAACTATACACTACTCAATCTGGTTATGGTGGATATATGGGTTATTCTGGAGAATTGGCTAAAGCTCAGAGAGTTGCACTGTTTCGGGATTATGAAGCGATGGATGATGATGCAATTATATCTTCAGCAATGGATGTATATGCAGATGAGTCGACAATGAAATCTGAATACGGAAACGTATTGGAAATAAAATCAAATAATACTCAAATTGCAGAAATATTACACAATTTATTTTACGATATTTTAAACATAGAATTTAATCTATGGCCATGGGTTAGAAATATGGTTAAGTACGGTGATTTCTTCTTGCACATGGAAGTAGCAGAAGGATATGGTGTTATTAATGTAATGCCACTTTCTCCATACGACGTATCAAGAATTGAGGGATGGGATCCTGAAAGTCCTAATGATGTAAAATTTGTATTGGACGCTACAGATCCTAGAAACGTAGCCGGTAATCCGAGTAGAAACGAAATAGAGAATTTTGAAATGGCACACTTTAGGTTACTATCGGACTCCAATTACATTCCATACGGAAAAAGTATGATTGAGGGTGGCAGACGAGTTTGGAAACAATTACAACTTATGGAAGATGCTATGTTGATTCATAGAATTATGAGAGCACCGGAAAAGAGAGTGTTTAAGGTTGATATTGGTAATTTACCTCCAGGTGAAGTTGATAATTATATGAAAAGAATCATCGATAAGATGAAAAAAGCGCCAGTTGTTGATGAGAATACAGGTGAATACAATTTAAAATATAATATGCAAAACCTTACTGAAGATTTTTATTTACCAGTTCGTGGTGGTGATAGTGGCACCGGTATAGAATCTCTTCCAGGATTAACGTACGAAGCAGTAGAAGATATTGAATATTTGAGAAATAAATTATTGGCTTCTCTTAAAATTCCAAAAGCATTCTTAGGGTATGAAGAACAAGTTGGATCTAAGGCTACATTAGCTGCAGAAGATGTTAGATTTGCAAGAACAATTGAAAGAATTCAAAGAATTGTTGTAAGTGAACTTACTAAAATAGCGGTTGCTCATTTGTATTCTCAAGGATATACAGACGCTGCATTAGTAGATTTTGATTTAGAACTTACTAATCCTTCTACCATATACGAACAAGAAAGGTTAGATCTTTGGGAAAAGAAAAATTCAATTGCAAGAGATATGAAAGCTGAAGCTTTAGTATCTAAACAGTGGATATATGATAACGTTTTTAATTTTACTGATGAAGATGTGGAAACTATTGGCAAACAAGTTGTTGATGATAAAAAAGATGCATATAGACTAAATAGTATAGAAAATGAAGGATCAGATCCGGCCCAACCTGCACAGGAAGGACAATTGAAACAGGATTCTCATAAACCTGATCACGAAGATGATGAAGATGAAGATGATGAAAAAACGGATAGAGAAACAGAAGATAGAGAAACATTAGGTGTCCGAGATGCTTTAGGAAAATATGATTATACGCATGCACTAGATGCAGATAGATCTACGAAACACACATATAGGAAAAGTCCGTTGGCTCTTTCGCATTACAATGCATTGAAAAAGCATTATGGTGAAAAAGAAAAACAAATGATTAACGAAGTCGAAGATATTGAATCTGAATTAAACGGTTCAAAAGAAAAGCTTTAATTTTCTTCTAGCATAATATTTATTAACGAATAAACTTAGCTAAGGGGTTAAATTTGAAACATTCGAAGTACAGAAATACGGGGCTCTTATTCGAGCTTATTACCCGACAAATAACGGCGGATATTCTTAATAAAGAAAGCAAGTCTTCTGCGATTAACATTTTAAAAAAGAATTTTAATAAAAAATCACAGCTTTTCAAGGAAAATCAGCTTTTTAATGTTATAATAGAAGCAAAATATGCCGATAAGGATCGAGCACATCATTTAGTTGAAACTACAATTAAAGCTTATAATAAAGTAATTGATCGTAAAAAACTCCAAAGAGAGAAATACGAACTTATTAAACAAATAAAAGAAAATTTTGATATAAACGATTTTTTTAAGTCTCACGTTTCGAATTATAGACTCTTAGCCGCTATTAATAATGTTTTGCATGAGGATTATTCTAACCCCGCAGTTAATTCTAAAAATCATTTTACGATTGTAGAACATATTACTAGAAAGGTTGAGAAAAAAG